TCCTCCTTCCATCCACCCACCACCGGCTTACGCGACACGATGGGCACGCCGAAAGCGTCTGCCACACGGTCGATCAAGCGCTGCAGGTCGCCGAAACTCTGACCTGCTGTACTCCGCTCCACATCCGCCATCGTCATGCCCTCCAGATTGCTCACCCGGTCCGCCGCGGCAGTCATCCGGATTGGCTGCGACGCCAGCGGGCTCGAATCCATTAGCCCCAACTCGCGATAGGTAGCCGGGTTGTTCCGCTGCGCGGCATCTACGGGGTTTATGTTTGCAGCCCGCAACCGATCCTGAAAAAGCCGCACCAGTTCGCGACTGGAACTCATTGATGCGCCCTTTTGGTAGTCGCCATTCAGAATCAATGCAACTCCAGCTGCCCCCTCACGCCCAACGCCTCGCATGGCTGCCTGGATCACGACGGCAGGGGTGGTCTCCTTTACTCGCTCAACAGCGATTATCTGGTTCCGAGTACTGATGTAAACCAGATGAATGTGATTTGGGTCTGTGGAGGTGGCGTTAAGCGCCAACTCGCGCAACACATCCGGAGTCAACTCGGGGCGCAATCCACGGTCCACCACTTCCCATTCAGCTTGTTGAGGGTTAATTTGCCTCTGCCATTCCGGCTTGTCCCTCATTTTCCTGACTCCCAACCGTTTATCTTTCGGCCCCGACACCGGCGGCATTGTGAGCAGTCCCTTTTCCAGAAAGCTGTAATACCTAGTCCCGTTTGTGACGACGTGGTCGAGGAGCGGAATTCCGTACATTTCCGCCGCATCCTGCAATAGTCGAGTGAACCTCACGTCGGCAGACGACGGGGTAACCTGTCCGCCAGGATGGTTGTGGGAAATCATCCACCCGCGGATCTTCCCGGTATGCCCTTCAAGGATTGACTCCATCGCAGCAAACAACTCCCGAGCGTGAGCGGAGGTCTGGTCGAGCGTTCCGACCGTCACGATGCGTGACCCCACGACGGTCCCGTCATCACCCACCACCAGCAGTTTCAAGCTTTCCACAAACGGCGAGCGAACGGCATGGGTCAGCGCCAGAATGTCCGCCGGCGATTCAATCACCGCACCCCGCACGTCCCACGACGGGATTTCGCGCGAGATCAGCCCATGCATGAGGCTGGAGACCGGCCCCTGATCGAGTGCCTCAAGGGCTTCCGGAAGCAGTGAAGGCCAACCGTCCACCAGTCCTCTCCAAACCCGTTCAGCCTTCGCTCTTCTTTCTTTCCATTGCTCCGCATCAAACGGTTGCGTTGCCGTGATGGACCCCAGTCCTGCGGCGTCGGCAGGGTTGGCTGCGATCTTCTCCGCCGGCACCGCACTGGCATCGAAGTACCCCTGAACCGCCCTAGGCGGCAGCGAGAACATCAACCCTCGCCGGGACCGCTTAGCTGACCTGTTTTGAGACCCTCTTCCCCGATTGGATACACCACCTTTTTGGGTTTCCTCCGCTTGGGTTGTTTCTTCATTGCCCAAATCATACCTCACCTCACCCATGCGCGCAATCGGAACACGCGCGGCACCGCCTTGTCCTTGCGCCGCCTGCCGGGCGAGCCCGATCAGCTCCCGCACCTCCGCATTGGTGGCGGCACGCCGGCTGATGCGGCGCATCAGTTTGTCCAGCCACGCGCGCACCGCAGCCATCATGCGGGACACCAGCCCACCCAGCTGCGCCTTGCCGTCCTGTTCCGCTTTACTAGCAAACCACTCCCATGCCAACGCCTCGGCTCCGAGGTGGCTGTAGCCCCGTGCTCGCAACTCCGCCAGCTCAGCAGCCGGCACCTGCCGTGCCAGCGCTTTCCAGCGTCGCGCAAAGTCGGCATCCCCCATCATGACGAAGAATCCGGCATGCCCCACACGCTCATGGATGATGACCCTTGCCACCGCCGCAGCCTGCGTTTCCCCCGGCCGGCGGACCACCTGATCGAGGAAGACAACCGACACCCCTGTCCCCGGATCGTAGTACCCCTCGGCCTGATTGATGCCGTCGCCCGCACGCAGCAGGTTGGGCATTGCCTGCAGCCCGCCGGTCGCCGCGAACGTGGTGCCGTTCTGGGCAATGACTAACTGCTCCGGATTGACCAGCCCTGGCATCTCCTGATTGAGCTGCTGCACCGCCGCCGCCGCATCCTGCGGCATGGCTGCCTCTGTCACTGCTCCGCGGGGGATGTCCTGAGGTGGCAGCAGCAGACCTGCCACCGGGCCGGCATTCTGGCGCGCCTGCGGGGCCGGACCCATTGGAGCGAGCCCGCCACGCTGAGCCGCCACAAACTCCCGAGGTTCGACGGTCACAGAATCGCCGGGCTGAGCCCGCTCTTGGAATGCAGCGACCACCTGCACTCTGGTGCCTTCATCGATCTCGGCCGCCTGCACCTCGATGCCCTGCGCATTGCGCAGCACCACCGCCGCCGTTGGCTGCGCCGGCCGCCGCGGCACTCCGTAGCCCAGAGCGTCACCGGTGCGCCCCTCCGCCACCAGAGTGGCTGCCGCCTCCGCGTTCTCGGGGCGGGTGATGAGCAGCCCGTCCTGCGTGGGCACCACCACCAGTGGCTCGCCCTCCCTCGGTGCCAGCTCCGCCGGCAGCTGCTCGACGCCGGGCACCAGCATCGCTGACTGCACGCCGGACACCACGCGCGCACGCTGCTCCATCAGGGTCTCTGGGAGTTCCGATACGGTCTCCTCAGCCGGGGTCGTCCGCCCAGCCCGCTCCGCCACATCGGCGAGCGTGCGCGGGCCAGCCGTCATCTGATCCGCTGCCACCACCGGTTCCTGCGCCACCGGTGCCGCGGCAGGAGCAGGGGAGGGGGTCTGGGCTGGTGCGGCGGGCGGCACAATCACTGAAACACCGTCCTGCTGCTGAGCCGGTGCGGAGTCATCAACCTCGGGCGCAGCTATACTCCGCGCCGCAATCGCCTGACCAATTCCCCGCGCAGCACCACCTGCGGCAAACGACAGACCTCCGAAGAATCCTCCCTTCGCCGCCGCAAACGGATCCTCCTGCGATTGACCCGCCGCATCCCGGATGGGGTTGTTGATCCCAGCCGCGATGAATTCCTCGGCCGCCTCCTGCACCGGAGCCATCGCAGTGCGCCGCGCGGTCGCGCGCAGTCCGCCGGTGACCAGCCGCTCTTCAGGAAAGATCCGCTCGACGGCGGTGTCCACAGCAGCACCCGCCGCAGACGAGAGCAAAGACCACCTCCGGATCCGATCTGCCTGAGCCTGATCCCCGCTCGCCTCCGCCGCCTGCGCCTGCGCCTCGGCATCGCCGGACCGCGACCCGAAGCTGGCCGTATACATTCCCGCATACGGTGCCGCCTGACCAATTGCTGTCGCCGTCTCCACACCCCGCGCCACCGCCCCCAGTTCCTCAGCCGCCCGTGCCGCCGGAGAGACCCTGCCTAGCATCCTCAACGCCAGCCCGCTCGCGGGGCGGGCCGCTCCGCCCGGCAGCATCAGTGTCGCCATGGACTCGACGCCTTGTGATAGCTGATCCGCAATCGGCACATCCCCCTGCGATCCATCCACACCCATCGCTTCAACCCGATTACCCAGCGCACCCGGGGTCATTGCATCCACCGCCGCAGGGTCGATGCGAGATGGGCCGGGCAGCACAGCATCACCAGCCTGCGCAAACGACCGCAGCATCCCCAGCAGAGGGCGAGCCGTAAACTGCGAAGCCCATGCTCGGACATCGCTGATGGAATCAAGGTTGGCTCCCGGGATTGCCGAGGTGAACGACGGGTCATCCTTGAGCTGGCGCGCCATCCACAACCTAGCCGCGACCGATGGTTCTGCACGCTCGATGGTTTGCAGATCCTGAAGCCGGTTGTCGTACTCGCGCTCCATCGCCGGATCCAACGTCACCATGGCGTCGCGCGCAGACTCGACTCTCCCCATGGCGGCAAACAAACCCTTTTCCACCTTGTCGAAGTCATCCCGCGCCCGCCTCCGGATCTCCTCGATACCCGGCATCTGCCGCAGGGATTTCTCTCCCGCCGCGTTCTCCACTAACGCTTCAAACCCATTTCCTCGAGGACGCACCGCCAGTGCTCCAAGTCGGTTTCCGCCGAGCACCAGATCGCCGCTGACGCCACCGCTCTTCCCTTGGAATTGATCCCACTGTGGATCCATCCAGACCGCCTCCGCGCGGGTCACTTTCTCCTCCCAATCGGGCCGCATACTGATGGCTGGCTGCAACCTCCCTTGGTTCTGCGCCGCCGTCTCCGCCAGCGTCTGCGCCACCACCTGACGCTCCGCCGGGTCGGGGAATTCCGCCGCAAAGGCATCCTCGAACGCCTGCTGCCTCAGTGCGGGCACCGCCTTCTGGATATCAGCCTCGAGCCTGGCATCCTCCGACCACACCTTCTCCGGCGGGATCTCCCCCTTGGCTGCCACATCCCGGCCAATTGTTTCCAGATCAGTCTTCCACTTTGAGATCGCCGACAGTCTCTCCTGATAGGATATCGGCGGCCCCTCTGCGGGCTGATAGCTGAGCAGTTCGTCGAGAGTCGGAATGGTGGTCATCGGTTGAAGTATGGGCGGGATCCTGAGGACGAAGGCGCGGCAGCCGGGGCAGGGGATTGCCCGCGCGAGCCGCCGGAAGGAATCACAGTGCCGGGAGCGATTTGCTGGAATTTGAAGCCCCCAGCATCAGGAACCAATGTGCCGAACAGTGGGTTCCCATTGCCGTCCTGACCCATTGGCACCAATGCCGGCGGACGCTCCTGACGAGGCGCGGCAGCCACGACACCCGGCGGCAGCGGTGCCCGCTGAAACGCCAACTGTCCGTCAGGACCAATCCCAAAACTCCCATACACCGGCTGACCGGTTGCTTGATCGATGCCGATTTTCTCGGGCTCCATTGTCCGCTGCTGCTGCGGCCCCGAGTACTGCCCGAGGAAGCGGGATCCCTGCAGAATTGCGCCACCTCCACCCGGAAGTGGTTGCGTCGTGATGGGCATCCTTGTCTGCTCATCCTGCAGGATCTGCGGGATCAGCTTCGACTGAGTCAGCGCCCACGCTTTGCGCGCCTGCGGTGGCATGGCTGCCACCCGCGCGCGTTCGTCCTCACTGATCCGCGGGCCGAACGATTGGAGGACCGCAGCCGTCAAGCCGTCTGCCTCGGCGAGGGATTCAGCCTTCCGCTCCTCAGCCATCGCCTTCCGCTCCGCCTGAGCCATCTGCTGACTCTGCATCTCCATCGCAAACCTCTGCTGGTCGCGGGCATTCGCCATGGCGAACTGCTGCTCTTGCGCCGCCTGCTGCGCCCCGAACATCTCCCGTTTGAAATCCATGTCCTCCGCACGCTGGCGATTGCCCCGACCCCACTGCATGCCCTGCATGCCGTACCCCGCGAAGGATTTGAACGCATCCGCCAGGCCCGCCGCGCGGATCTCGCCGGACCGGTCGTTGACTGCTGGATTGTAGGAAGGCATGATGTGTCAGAGTTTGAATCCGTTCCCGGCAAAGCCGCCGAACACCATTCCGGCAATGTTTCCAAAAGCGCTCGTCCTTGATGCACTTTGTGCGGCTTGATTATTGAGCTGCTGGTTCCGCAAAGAGTCCTGCCGGTTGAGGTCGAATGCCTTCTGCTCCCACGCCTGAGAAATGCCGAACTGCCGCGCCTGCTCATTCGCCTGCATCGCAGCGATGGAGGCGTTCTGGTTCCCGGAACCGACATTCGATGCGCTCGAAAGGAACGGATTGAAGGCAGCCGGTCCCGACACCTGCCCGCTGACCGCCGACCCGGATCTTCCGAAGAGTCGCTGCTGCGGATCCCAGAATGCGGAGAGCGTGTTGAAGGAGTTGTTGGCGATGGCGGCGTCACCGCTCTTGCGCTGCTGAATCATGGAGTCGACACCGCCGGCGAACTGACGCCGCTGCTGCAGTCTGGCGTCGGACATGCCCTGCCGATTGAGCACCTCACTCACTGCCCCTGCCGTGCCGCCCGCCATCCCTCGAGCTGAGAGAGCGGCGCGCACACTCTGATCCGCCTCGCGCCGTTGGTCGTTGGTCAGCTGCCCGCCCAGCGACAGTTCCGACTGAGCCTGCTGAGCCAGCGCCGTCTCGATGCCGGACGGTCCCAGCTCCCCAAGTCGGGAGGTCATCGCACTGTTCGCCGCGCGCAGCTCCGGCGAGCTGCTCAGCATGCTCTGCCGCAGTGCGCCATACTGGCTGTCCATGACGCCGCGCTCCGCCTCAGCTCGAGCCCCGGCGGTGGCTGCCTCGGCCCGCGCGAACTGTGGTGAATACTGCTGCTCATTGGCGAGCAGTTGAGGCATTGCCTCGTTCATGAGCCCGAGCGCATCCCGCCCCTCCTGCAGGAGACTGCGCTGCGGGGCGGCGATCTTCTTGGTCTTCTTCTTCGTGGATTTGTTGGATTTGATTGCCATAACTTCAGGCGGCTTTGATGACGAGCGGGATGGACATGATAGGGAGCAGCGTGTCAGGACCGGTGACGGACTCCGTTGCTCCGACCGTGAACGCCAGGCGGACAGAGGCACCGGTCGCAGTCGCCGCTGCGCTGAGCACCAACGTCGTGCCGTCTGTGATGCTGGCGACGAACGCTCCAGCGGGGATGCCTGTGCCGCTCACCGGCATTCCTGCGCGCAGTCCGGTCGTGGTCGGCGTGGTGACGGTGGTGGAGGAACTGGTGGTCGCACACTGGTCGAGCACCACCGGCGGGATCAATTCCCCGGCGGCAGACGGATGCACGAACTTCAGGGTCGCCGACCCCGCCAACGTCGACGTCGCCGCCGCACTCAACACCAGCACCGTCGTCGTCTTGCGCGCCACCACCACGGTGCCCGCCGGCAGATTGGCTGCGATCACCACCGACCCAATCGCCACAGCATCGGCTGCTGTTGCCGAGGGCAGCGTCACCTCGAACACCGACACCGTCGTCGAGCAGCCGCGCACCTCGGTCTCCGCCCGCACCCGCCGACCTCCCGCCGGCGCCGGCGGCACCCCAGTCACCAGTGTCGGATCCGCCACGGTGCGGGCGAAGTACAACGTGACCGGCCCGACTCCCTCGACGTTCGCCACCGACAAGTGGACCCGATTGGTCCCGCTGAACTTGGTGACCACTGCGCCATCCCCAATGCCTGCGCCGGTCACAGCCATCCCTACCGCCAGTCGCGAGAAATCGGGCACCGCCACAAACAAGTCGCCAGCCCCAACATTGCAGCCATCAAGCGCCACCCGCAGCCGGTTGGGTGACGCCGCACCACTGCCCGGCATGATGCCGGCACCCGCAATCAAGGACTCCCGCACGTCGGGCACCCGGAAGGTTCCCGCACCTCCGGATCCGTAGCGTGTCCCCAGCAATGCGAACAACTGAGGATAGTCACCCTGCGCGTATGCCGCGCCATCGCACCACAGCCAGCCAGTCAGGGGAGTCAGGCCAAACCACAGCTGAGTGCTGCCGACTGCCTGCCCATCCTCCGCCATCGCCACCGGGCTCTTCATGAACCCACTCGGAGCGGTGCCGATCTCCAGTTGCGCCTGGGAGAACTGGGCGAACTTCCCGATGTTATTCATGACCGCACCCGGGATGCGGATCATGATGCGCGCGCCGTTGGCGAAATTGGCGATGGTCGATGCCGGGATCGTCCAGGTGCACCGCAGCCACTGCGATACCGGGAGTGCATTGGCAGCGTTTGTCAGAACCGTCTCAGCGCCGCCGCCGGGCACGCCAGCCACAGACGATGGCTGCACGATCAGCTGCGGGGTCCACGCCGCGCCGCCTCCGTTGTAGATCCAGACAGAGAAGCAGAGCGCCGCCTCCCCTCGCAGCTGGCCGGCGGAGTTGTGATCGAGGTAGAACCCGAAATCGACCCCGGTGACGCCGGACCCACCATTGATCTGTGCGGAGGTGCTGCTGTTGGTGTCCGGAGTGCTGGTCGTCTGCGCATACTGAGCGGCACCACCCGTCGGTGCCACCTCCCAGTCTCGCGCGTTTTCGCGCCGCGTCCCCGCCGCCACTGCGATGCCCGCCGGAGCCTGCCAAAACCCGGGCAGGACCGCGGGGTTGGGCACCCAGTTGACCGGCCGCGAACTGCTCCCGATGGCGGCCGCCACCGCCGACACATTCAGGTGCTCCGGCCCGATGCCGGCACCCTCCGGGATCTCGACCTGCGGAGCGGCGGCGAGGTTCAGGTCTGCGGCCGTGACCGGGCCGGAGGTGAAGGTTTTGCCTCGGGTGACTTGGAGTGGAACAGCTGCCATGGGATCAAAATTGTTGGTGACGTGCGCGTTTGGGCTGACGCGCCACAGCTTGGATAGAGTCGAGCTGCAGCCGTCCACGGTCTGCGGTCAGGATCACCTGAAACCACCGACCCCGCCCGCGGATTGGACGGCTATCCGTCCAGCTGGCCAGCAGGTCGAGGGAGATGCGACCCTCGCCGGTCTTTGAGAAATCAGCCTCGTCCTCCACATAAACCGTGTAGTCCTCCCGCCGCCCCGCGCCGAAGTCTCCATTGGCGTTGCTGACGACGTAGTCAGAACGCCCCCACGTCGAGTACCGTCGCCGGTCCCGCAGCCGGTCAGGTCCGGCATCGAGCGTCTCGCCCACGCCATCGGCCGCCACCGTCAGTCGCAGAATCGCATCCTGCGTGCTTGCTGCAGTCAGCACCTCCGCGATCTGTTTGTGCTCGAGGCTATCGAGCAGATACCCCCGAGTCGCGAACTGGGTGTACACCGGCCATTGCGCCGAATCCATCTGATCCATCAGGCCCGGCTGGTCGAGGATCAGGATTCTTGTCAGGGTCACCAGTGCCGCCGTCTGCCGCCCGGCGTAAGTCACCGGCACAAAGTCCGCAGCGGCGACAAACCCTGGCTGCTCCACACTCTCCCCATACGAAATCGCCACCGCACCCGGATCGTACAGCACCGGAGCGGAGGCACCGTCAGGGATGGCGGATGGCTCGCGCACCGCTGCAGGCAGCAGCCCGTAATAATCCTCGGACACCCACTTGGCTCGAGTCACATCGTACACCAGCACTGCGTTGCAGATGGTGCTGCCATCGAGGGGCAGGGAAATGCGGTACAGGGTGGTGCCGTCGGCGGTCACCACGCATGCCGTCGCCGCGCCGGCTGCCGACCAATTCACCCGGCCCATGGTGCCCGAGATGTCAGCGGAGAGCGGGAGCGGGTCGCCGCGCATCACTCCCTGCTCGGTCTGGCTCAGCCGGTAGATGCCGCCAGACCCCAGCCAGATCAGATCATTCCCGACCGAGGCGACACTTCCCTGCGCCACGCAACCGATCTCCGACGGGAGCCGGTCCACCGAGACGCTGCCCATGTCTCCGCCGACGTTGTTCAGGAAGTAGGTGGCTGAGTCCTTGAAGACCACCAGCCGCGAACCTTGATAGGGTGCCACTGCAGTGATCGGTGCCGCCTCGCCGCGGGCAAACCGTGCATTGTTGAGTGCGGTGTCGAATGCCGTGTAATCCAACAAGTCGGACCAGAACACCTGGTCTCCGGAGAACACCATCAGCCGGTCCGCCATGACTGCGCCGCCAGACGACGGCGGGATTGACTGCAGGAACTCAGCCCGGTCAGGCTCGATGGTCGCGACGCATAGCCGCCACGGCTGCGCTCGATCACCCCGCCATTCGAGCGGGAGGTGGTCAGGCCCACGCAGGCAGTAGATCCGGTCCGACGCCGCCTGCAGAAATCGGCACCGTGTCGAGATCGTCGTGCCCGCCGGCAGCGTCAGTGGGATCGGCGCGCACCCATCCCGCAGCAGCCAGATGGCGGCGGCATCCGCCACCAGCACCCAACGGTCTCCGTTGGCGTCGTCATAGATGCCGGCACCGGCGCAGTTTGTCAGGACCGGCCGGAAATGGATTGGCGACACCGCCACCCCGCGAGTCACCGGTTTTCCGGAGGGGCCAATCCTCACATTGATTCCGCGGGCGTAGTACCCCTCATCGAGCAGGGATGGATCCAGCGCATCGTTGAGCCCGCGCCATGCGGCATCGAGACCGACGGTGGTCGGCTCATCTCCCGGGCGCTGTTGAATCCACGGCATTGGTTATGGGAGCATGCGGGCGACACTCATGCCGCGGGATTGGAAGCGGTCCTTGGCTGCACGGATGGACGGGATACCGCCGCAGTATTGGAAGTGGGGCGTTTCAGGAAACGACTTCCAAGTGCCAGCCCACTGGATATCGAGTTTGCTCGCGACCGCCGCGATTTCCCGGTAGAGGCGATTGCTGGTCTTCGGTTCTGTTTCGTCCAGATACTTCCCGCCGCGGAACAACCCGAAGTCTACCGCTAAGCCATATTGATGCCAGCTATTCCCGGGAGGTGCTTTGGTCAGGATCGGTCCGGGCTTGGTCCGCCCGCTGGCGTAGAGGGCCGCTTGCTGTTGCCAGCTGCGGAGACCCGACAGCACTTCGATGCGGACTCCGTTGGCGTCGAGGATCGGCTGGATCTGCTCCATCAACTCCTCAATCCGCTCGCGAGCATGCGCATTGAGTCCGCTTAAATTCTCAATGGTCCGTTTGGTGAATGGTGCGGGTGGCATAAATCACTTGGTAGGGTTCACTCGCTTGTCGATGATCACACTCGCCTTACCTCCCTTGTAGCTGGCGCGCACCGGCACCCCAGCCAGATCCCCCTCCCAGCCGAGAGAGATGCCCGACGGGGTGGTGGCACAGCTGGCAAACAGAAAAGCGGCGCACAGCGCAACGACGACCGTCACCGCTTTGGCCAGGCGGCTGTGCGGGCATGAGGCAATCGGGCACCGGTCTACAGCTTCAAGGCGGCCGGCATTGAGACCATGCTGCTCGCGAAGTTCGTCTAGTTCGGCGCGGATTGTTTTGCGGTCGTCCTTGCACTCTATCGCTTCTTTCCAAAGGAGTTTCGACACGGTGACGAGTACCCCGCTTACTGCGGTAAGGGCGGTCAATAAAGCTTGTTCGAGGGTCATGGGGTCAGGATAGTGGTGCGGCGTTGAGGGGTGATGATTTCGACGGCTTCGAGCAGTTGGAGACCCTCGGCGACTCGCGGGTCATCGCTGAAGAGACGCGCCCGCCACGTTGCGAGCATAAGCCTGAGGCGACTCACAACAGGGTGCGTGCTGGTGGCGATGCCCTCCTGTTCAGCATCTGTAAACTCAGCAACGAATTTACCCGCGTCCGCCCAGACCTTCCGGTTGGATGCTGCGATTTCCTCGTCGGTCATGTCGCGGATGCTCCAGTCCCGCTCCACCCTGTCAGCATGCCAGACCAGCACCGGATCAGCCACCTTTCCGGCCGGCACACTGGGGGCAGGGAGCTTGACGAACGGGATGAGATCCGGTGGTGTCCACAGAACCCCGGGGTATGCGTCAGGGTCTCGGTTGATGGGTTCGGGCTGAGGCTGCTCGGGTGCCTCGGGGTCGGCGGCGGGAGGTTCTGGGTCTGGCGCGTTCCACGGTGCGCGCGGGTCGGCAAGCGTGAATTGCCCCTCCGGCGTTGCGGCCAGCCAATTAGGATCTCCGTCCGATGTGAGCGGGAGGCTTATCAGCTGTCGAATCAATGGAATGCCAAAGGTCTTCATTCTGCTATGTTTCTAACTAGTTCACCAGCCAGGACCACTGCGTTCCATCGCCAGTTGTTGCCGGATGTTCCGGTAACCTGAATGTCCAGAGTGTCATTTGTGTCGGACACGGTAATCGCCAGTGATGTCGTGCCACTGTCGTCCGCTCCAATAGTTACATTGGAGGACACCAGGCTCGAGGTGCCTGCCACGTTTTTAGCGCACACCTGCCGCGCGAATCTGGCAACGTCACCCGCCTCACTGATTCCTTGAACCAGTACGATTGCATGGACGACGGCATTGAGCGGGATTAGCATGCCCCCGCCAAGGGAAGACTCGGACAGAATCGCCGGAGTCGTCCCTGACGTGTTTCCGCGGAGCACCGTGCATTCGCCAATGCAATCCCCCGCCGCAGCAAAGTTGCCGTTCGATAGAGCAATGCCTTTCCCGGCCCTTGCTCGCAGACTCTCGACATACGCATTCTGCGCACTGCCTGATGCTCCCGCCGGCGCAGTCCGGATCCGCACATCGCCAGCCGATCCGGTGCCACCAACAGCAGTGCCAGTGCACTGAGATCCGTCGATGCTGAACACGGGTGCGCCCATGTTTGAGGTGCCGGCCGAAATGCTTTGGACCGAAATAGTCTGCGCGACTGCGGATGCTGCATCAGCACCTCCTATCCGCAGATTTGCTGATGCCCGCCTGCCGATAAACAGATCTGCGGCACCGGACGGATTATTGTCAGCAGACCACGAAACAAAAAACGTATTGATGAGCCTCAGCCCAACCATTGAGCCATTCAGCTGCGCTACACTGGTGACGTTGCACTGCGTTAATGATGTGGTTCCAAACTGAGCGGAGACACCTCCGCCGTCGACCAAAGGCCCTGCCTGACCTGCCTGCAGGTGCAATATTTTTGTCCACCCCGACCCGCCGCCGCCGCCGACATTAGTGCGCGATTGAAACCGCAGAACGTATGTAGGTGCACTCGTACCCGAGACAACGTCCACATACGCTCGAAACTCAACAGGCTGCGCCGCGCCTGCAGTCGAACCCCATCCGCTACCCTGCCAGTGGATCTCGGGAGAGTTCTGCTGTGTGCCAGCAGTTGCTGGCGTCAGGTTTACGGCTGAGTAATTGCCTCGCAGTGTAATGCTTCCGCCGGAGACAGAAGAGTTAGGAACTCCCGCAAACTCGCCTGTGGTGGAATTCCGAAACTGTAATTCAGTGCCTGATCCCGCAGGGGTGCCAGCTCCAGCACCAATCGCAGTCCGAAAACTGGCAGCGTCCAGCAGCGTCACTGAATTGTCGGCATTGACCCTGAGGAATGTGATGGCATCCGGATTGGCCGCAACCATCAACGCCTGCCCCAGAGTTGTGGAACCAGTGATTTGTGATGGCGGATGAGTGTGCGCAGTCGGCGTGCGAGCGTCACTGAAGCGTGGGTCGTCAGCGGCGGGGGCCCCGATTGCGCTCCGGAAATTCGGTTCGTCCAGCAGGGTGACAATCCCGCCCGCATTGAAAGCAGCGAATCGCGTAGCCGGCGGCGTCGACAGCCGCATCACCGCCTTGCCGAGGGCAGTGGCATCCGTCAGGTTGTCGGCAGTGTGCGTGTGACCGACCAAAGCAAGCGTCCCGGAGGCATTTGGCATCCAGATTGTGTGATCATTCGTCAGACCCTCCGCAAACTCCAGTGTCAGCGTATACGATGAGGCGGTGTCGACGATGGAAATGTAGTCAGTCGCCCCGAGATTCCCAAAGGTCGCCGCTGACAGATCCGCCTTGAGACCAAGCGCACTGCTGAGCCCCGTGATCGTTCCCATCGACTGCGTTCCCGTGTGCGTCGAGCGATCTCGCAGCGCACTGTCAGCGGCATTCGCCGTCGCCCCAGCGGCGATCCCGTTGAGCTTGATCCGATCCGCGGCGGTCATCGCCCCGGCCAGCGTGGTGGTGGCGGCAGGGATATCCACCCCGGTGCCGCTGCTGCTGCTCAGGGCGACGATTGTTGCTGTCAGATTGATCCCGAGGTTGGTCGTGCCGCCACCGCCATCGCCGGTCGGCAGCGGGTAGAATCCCCGCACCGCACCGGCATTGGTCCCGTAGTACCGGCTGGCTGCCGGCGTGCCCCCCAGCGCCAGCTCAGCCTCAAGGATGTCGGCTGCTGCGTCGGCTGCGACCGAGGGTTTGGATCCTGAAGAATGACCGATGAAAACACTCATGACACCACGTTGCTGTCGTAGTCGAGGATGACGGTGCTGCTGTCGGCGGTGTGGGCGTAGACGGGGCGTTGAGCGTCTGCACCCTGAAGCGCCAGAAATCCACCGTCTGCACGCAGCAGCAGACCGCTCTGCCCCGGCGTTGTCAGGCTGACCGGCCCATAGATGCGGACTCGCACGTCCTTGGCGGAGTTGTTCTGTAAAATGAGTTCGGTGCGCGCCGCACTAGCCGCGATCACCGGGACTGCACCGTTGGCTGCTGAGGTGACCTGTGGCATCAGAGAATTTCGGTGTAGAGGATTGTCGCTCCTGAGGGGGTTGCAGCGAAGTAGACAGGCATCGAAGCCACCTCTTTCTCCGGCAGAAACTGTACCGCCGGACTGGTAGGAACCGGGATTCCCTCCGTCGCCCCGGCTGTCGAAACATTCGACTCAAACCCATAGTCGGCGTCGCCGGTCTTCATCGTGAAGATCAAACCTTTGCGCCCGCCTCTGCCAGGGATCGATCCAGTACCTGATGGAGAAAGTGTGAGAATCGGCATTATCTGCTGTAGGTTTTGAATTGATTTTCGGTATGGGATTTGCGCAGCACCTCGGATTCGAGTGCCACCGTCATCGCCCCGGCCAGCATGGTGGCGGTGTCGTATTTTCCCTCGGTCTGCGTGTAGAGCGCAAACCCTCCCGCCTTGACTGCCTCAGCGAGGATCTCCGGGATGTACTGCCACTGCCAAGGGTTCCCGCCAGTCGCCGCCGGTGCAGATCCCACAACACTTTCGGGGGCGATGCACGCGAACAGCTCACCCTCATCCGAGACGACCACGTCGTTCCGCCGGTAGATTTTTGATGGCGACCAGATAGCCGAGGATGTCCGGGGCGGGGGAAGCGCATACTGGATCCAGACCTCGTCTCCGTTGGACAGATCGCTATCCATCAGAGCAATCGAGCCGAACGACGGCAGCCACCGGATCGGCTCGCCGCTCAACGTCGGGTCGGCAGTCCACACTCCGCGCACCGTGTGCAGGTCGTGCCCTGGTTGATAGGTGTCGCCATCCCATGTTCCCTGCACCCGGCGAGGAACCACCCGCCGCCCGTCGCCATCGACCGTGACGCCGAACCATGCGGCAGGCGAGCACTCCTCCCAGTCCCAAAATGTCCATGCGAAATAGAGCGCGGACTGCAATGCCTCAGCGATCAGGCTCGCCGCGGCCCGGTCGACACCATCCTCCTCCGGCACCATGCCGGCCCGCCGCGCCACGCCCCAGACCAGATCCCGAAACGGGACGGTGCGAAACGGCATGATGTCGCGGAAGTCAGCCATCGAGTCCAGGCATTAGGATAGTGGTTTTCTGTGCGGCAGTCCGCACGCGAGTGGCGGGGTTGTCGCGGCGGATTTCCTTGAGGAACGTGTCATCGTTCCAGCAGTCATATCCCTCTCTGGCTCCCCAGTAATGGAAGGCAGATGCATCAATGACGGTCGTGCATTCGCCTAGCGCATCGGTGGCGACCTGACCGGCCGCGGCCCGCGCATGGTGCTCCTGCCTAAAATGGCTGGTCACCTGCCGCGCATGCACGCCCCAATGCAGCTCCCGGAGGAAACTGTCCAGTTCCTTGGTTCCCATGTGCCTCGCAAAGGAGTCCAAGTCGATTAGGAGTGGGTCGTGCATGCGCTTTATCCCCCAGATGGTTCAGCCTTCCGGCTCAGGCGTCGGCTCAGGCTCCGGTTTGGAATCCGGCTCAGGCTCAGGCGTCGGCTCCGGTTTGGAATCCGGCTCAGGCTCAGGCGTCGGCTCCGGTTTGGATCTCCGCCGGCGAGGTTTCTCGGCATCCTCGGCAGCGTTGATGGCGTCAGCTAATGCAGCTGCCGTCTCCGGATCGTCGAGCGCTACCATGCCGTTGCCACGACTCTTTGCGAATTTGATGATAGTGTCAATCATAGCAAATGTGCACTGTGCGGCGATAGCCTCAGGATGCTGCGGTGGTGATCCGACCGTGCGCCTGCGGGTTGGAAACCTCGAGCCCGTAGATGTACTCGATCATCCGACGATGCCCGCCGCCCCGATATTCCAAAGGCTTTAGGGTAGGCGGGCGAACGGGACGCAACTTGACTGCGGTCATGTCCACGATCAAGGCATGCACAGTCGCCGGCAAACTGTAGTGGACGTGCAGACGCAGCTTGCCAAAGTCGCTCTCGTACACCTGAATGTTCAGGGTCATCGTCGAGTCTTTTGCGTTAGAGTTGAATCGGCGGAGCGGTGCCGTCGTCGCCGACGCATCGCCGGTCCGAGACCAATTGGAGATCACCGCTTTGAAGGCAGGACTGACAAAAACGTCCCAATTGCCGGTGCGTCGCGCAGTCGTTGCGATGCTCTGCATAATGGCCCGCACGTTGTCCTCAGTCACTGCGCCTGCGGTCGCCTTGCTCAGCGAGAGGTTTTCGGCCGGCGTGCGCGCCGCCGTTGGAACCGGCAGTTCCGCCTGCGCAGCGGCGCGGATCCAGTGAGGGAGACCACGCAGTTTCATGGGCACCGTCGTGCTGCTGTACGGCTGCGAGTCCGCATCTTTGAGCAGCGTGAATTCAAGGTTCTCACGCGCGAGCACCAGACCGTCTGACACGTTGTCGGCAAGCAGACCCCCGGATACCGCATACTCTTCGCCGAGTTCCTCAGCCATGTCACTGACCCCCACCACCACGCGAGATTTCTGCACGCGCCCTTGCAACATGTGCTTGTTCGACTCGTTATTGATGACTTCGGCGTCGGCTACATCGACACCGTCTGAGATGGCGTTATCCGACGGGGTGTGACGCTGCTTGAAGGGAAACTCGTACAGGGACGATTTCGGTTTTGGCCCGCGCGGGACCATGGAGCTGAGCGGGTTTTCTTCGGCTCGCGCGAGAGCGAACGAGTTGCTGACGTCCCGGATACGGAACGTGCTGCTAATAGTGTTATCGATGAGATCGGGCATTGATTTGGTTTGGTTGGTCCCGCTAATTGAGTTGCGTCAGGCAGCCAGTTCGGCCGCGACAAGTGCTGCAAAGTCTTCGGGATCGCGGGATGCCCTAGCCTTGTTTGCGAGCGCTTCGAGATTCGGCTTGCCGCCGCTCTTGCCGAGCGGTGGTGCCCCTTTGACTGCGAGTGGTCTTCCGCCTTGCGTCGCACCATTCGCCACCGGTTTCGTTCCCGGTTTCACAGACTGCTCCTTGGCGGTCGGACCGACAGCCTTCCCGCCCCTGACTGGCACCCTGACGTACTTTGCTTTGCCAGAGGATTCGTCGGCTGCTTCCTTGAGCCCGCGGACTGCGGCCGCGAGGAACATCTCCCAGTTGTCCATCGACACCTTGATCGATGGGCACCGCTTGAGTGCCTCCTGAGCAAACGCATGCTCCTCCGACCCCGGGGTAAACAACCCCGGGCAGATCGCCTCCGCCTGCTCCCACGGTTTGGTGGTCGACCGGATCTGGAGGCGGCGCTGAGCATCAGGTGCAGCATCGAGGACTGCCTCAGCATACTGCAGTTTTTCCTGTGCCATCTCCTCACTGATCTCCACATCCCCATGATCACCTCGGATGATGCCACCGTAGGGATTCTCGCGAACCCACTTTTTGATCTGCTTTGCGACAGACAGTCGCGTCTGCAGATCCTGCTCGGTCTCGACATCAGCCAGGGGCGCTGACGCAGTCGGCGCAATCGTCACCATCTTCGACGCAGCAGCCTTCAATTCCTTGAGCTGCTTGCCTTGCGAAGACAGGCGTTTCTGCACCCATGCCGGCAGTTTTGCGTAGGCCTTTTCGTCAGCATCGTCGGCTTCCTCCTCAGGTTCATCGGACTCCTCCTCGGTGTCGTCGGTTTCGGTTTCCTCGTCGGCATCAGCCTCCGCTTCGTCCTCAGGGATCTCTTCGTCGTCAGTCCCAGCCTCCTCTTCGGGATCGGGCTGGTCGGGGTCGTCGGGGTCGTACTCAGCCTGTGCTGGCTTTGCGCGCCGGCGCTCAGTCTGTGGTGGGGTCGTTTCGCCCAGATCTGACATCACCGCCGCCTCGAAGGCGACGGAGGGATCTGTTGGCGCGGCCGCCTCGGGACCGCCAGTAGTGGCAGGGGTCTGCTGGTTGGATTGTACAGCCATGATCGTGATACAGAGCGGGTGCTCAGGCACACAGCATCCACCCCAAACCCGGACGCGCCACTGGCGGCGCGTCCGGGTCGGACCGATTCGGCCCGATTCGGACGGAATCGGACCGAATCGGACTCAACTTTCATGGCAGATCAGGGGTCCGGATCCGTTGACGCCATCCGCCAGATGGATTCCGCAGCCTCGGACCACGCCTGCGCGCCCCCCAATTGGAACTGCTGGCCAGGTTTGTCCTCGCTGGCCAGCGCTGCGGCGGCGCTGAAGCCACCAATGGCTTCGCGGCGCATCCATTGCAGCAGCCCGCGCACCAGGGGCGTGCTCTCGTTGGACCGCATCTCATCCGCCAAGTCCTCGGCGGACACCGGCTCCCCAAGATCAAGATCGTAGATTGATAGCATGTCAGGCGGTTGGTTCGGATTGGAGTTCGTCGACACCCTTGCGACCAATGTCGGCATTCTGCTGCTGCTCGAGCTGGAACTGATGGAACTTCATGCGGTTCTCGACGAGGGCAGCGATGTCAGGATTCGCTTGGGCGATGCGGGCCGCGGCGGTGGGGGAGCCATCCGGATTCTGCGCCTCCATGCGGCGGCGCAGGGTCTCCAGTCGGGCCTGATGATCCCGACCGGGAACATACGGCTGCTCCATCCCCAGCAGCAGCTGGCCGAGCGCACGGTCCTCGTCTTCGATCTCCGACGCCCTCGTCTGCTCGCTCGACTGCGGGATGATCTCCGACACCCACCCCGGCATGATTGCCGAGACGGCGGCGCGCAGGATGTTATTTGTGTTGATGCTGCCGCTGCGGTCGAGCGGCAGCAGACCCTCGTTCAGCACCTCCAATTTTTTGAGGACGGTCGCCACATCGAAGTCCGCCGGATCAAACGTCAGGTCCAGACTCACCTGCCCCTGAATGTCCTCGCGAGTGGCTTGCAGGTCGACCGGCAGCCCACGCACCGACGCCACCCTCAACTGCTCTGGCGCATACTCTTGGATGAGTTGGAACGTCAACTTCCAGACCTCCCTCAGATCAGCCATGAAATGGTTCACTCTGGCGCGAGCCCGGGTCAGCCGCACGTCAGGGTCGACCGCCGCGCCGCGCCCCCAGTACCGGTCCACTGATAGGCGGATGTCCAGCTCCGCACGCTCGCTCGCGCCCGGGTCGCCGGGTGGTTTGATCCAATTGATGCCGGCCGCGCCGCCGCCGGTGCGTCGCGGGATCTGCACGCCCGGCCGCAGGAGTGGGAACCGCCCACCAGCCTGCTGCACCGGCACCTCCGCCGGCGGCAGCAGCTGGAGACTGGCGTTGTCGTTCCTCTGATCTCGGTGAGTTTTCAAACTGGACTGATCAGAGAACGAGATCTCGCCGACCCCGCGACTCTCGACCATCGTTTTTGCTTTGATCTCCCTGACACGTTCTCGAAATGGGTACTTCCCATGTGCATACGGACATGGCTCATGGATCGCGGATTCGTCATCGATCCATCCGCTCAGCACCGTCCTGTACACGCACGGCACCCCCGCCTGCGCCGTCGCACGATAGTACACATGGAGCACTTGATAGAGTGGTGTCTCGTTCGAGGAACCGGCATCGACTCCGGTTCCCACCATCCCGCCAGCCATCACCCAATCCCGATGCGCCGCCCACTGCTGCGCCCCGAAATCGAACGCCTTGCCTTTGTTCTCTAGCAACCGATCCACCCATGTCTCGGACCAACCTTCCGACGCCACCCGTTCCCTCAGCTCCGCCTCTGACATCCACTCTGCCAGGGCAACCCATGGTGCCTTTTGGATGTGCCTGCACTCAGGCGGGTAGAGGGCATCGATGTACGGCATGCATGCCTTCCAGCAGGGTTTGGATTGGTGGACGTAGGGGACAAAGTACTCTGCCTCACCATCCCTCCTCACATCGCCAGCAATCCGTCGCGCCTCGCTCTCCGGCATTGCGGCATCGTATGCCATCAGCACCGCCACCAACTCCTCCACCTCAGCAGGATCGCGCACCAACTCGACCATCCGCGCCTCAACCCCGACGGCAATTGCCTGCTGCTGCTCCGGCGTCAGAACGTCTCCCGGGTGCGGCAATGGCTGCCCCTCAGCCGTCATCGCCATCACCGCTTCGTTGGTTGCTGCAGTCATCGCTGCTTGCACCTGCATCTGCAGCAGGTCGTTTTCTGTGAGGGTTTTCCTTTCCAGTGCCTGCTCCTCCTCCCAACCAACATACAGCAGTGCGTGCCCGAACTCCTCTGCCCAGTCAGCCCATTGGTACGCAGCGGTGCGGCACTCTTCGAGAGTCTCGTCCTGATAGTAATTTGCCACGCCAGCCCACAACACCGATTTGTTCTGCGCATTGTTGTCGGCGGACAGATCGCGCGGCCCGACCCTAAACCTCGCGAGGTCAAAGGCGACGATCAGCTGATCGGTCCGCTCGTTGATCAGCTCATCGATGAGCGGCACCCGCGCATCGCTGGCTCCCGGCCAGGGAAACACTTTCCGCGGATCCGTCCCCTCCAGCAGTTCCTTCCGCCCGCTCCAAGTCTGTCCTTCCCACCAATTGTGGCGGGTCCAGTGGTTCACTTCCATCCTCTCGTAAAAGGCGAGATCGCCAGCACGCTCAGCGGCGCGCCGGATCTCATCGACCATTGCCTTTACGTTGGGCTTGTCGCGCGGCGACAGTGCCGTCATAGCAGTCTCATCATTCATGTGGTTTCGGGTTGTTGTGGTTTGGGTTCTGGGAGGAGAGTTCGCAAGACATCGTCGCGACGGTAGACTCCATGGCTGCTGCCTCCGAGCGACACTCGCTCGATCTGTCCGCCGCTTAGCAGTTTGCGGACAGTGTGGCGGCCAATGCCAATCTGCGCCGCCAGTTCGACGACCTTGCTATAGCGGAGCAGGGGAGGGTATGTGGTGCGGGCGGATTCGGTAGTCATGGTGGGAATCAGTATGAGCCGCCGCCGACCGGCTCGAGGGCATCGCCGCCGAGGTACTCGGGGTTGGCGTTGACGAGGTATGCCACGCAGTCCCGCGCATCCTTGCATGCTTCGTCGCGCGATCTCGTCGGCGGTCCGTAAGTCTGGAACATGAAGATGACCGCGCGGCAGTTGTCAGTGACCTGTAGTCGCGGGGCATTGAGTGGAGACACCGGCTTCGTCTCATCGTAGTCGAGGTGGTCATTGATCAATGCATCCCCCTCCGCCAGCCTGTCGCCACTGGCGGGGATCCACGCCATCCCCGGCTGCAGGTTGAGTTCGTCCATGATGGTGGTGGCGGCCCCGTGCGCCGTCGTCTGCGCCTGACCCAGCCGGGAGTCCATGTAACTCTCCGCCGGCGCGATTGGAGCGCCACTGCACCCGTCTGCGCTCGATGACCACCACGCTCCAATCTCCTCGCGTATCCTCCTGATCTCAGCCGCATACCGCTCGAACCCCCAGCCGAACGAATCCTGCGCGTCTCCGGCGTCGCCATTGCGCGCCCCAGTCTCACTCGTCACCGCCCACGCCCCCGGATCTCCGACATCTGGAATGAAGTCCCCCTCCTGCGGCCACTCGCGGACGATGAACTTGCGGCCAGCGGGATCCACCACCGCCCAGAGCAGGAACCAATTCCGCGCACCAGCCGGGTCGCAGATCTCGTACCACGTCCCCTCGCGCGGCACCGCCTCGCGCGGCACCACATGCACGGTGTCCCTCCATTTCGGAAACGTCGACGCCCATCCCTTCGCGACATCGCCATACGCAATCACCCTCACATAATCCTCCTTTGCACCCGCGCACTGCTGCGCCATCGCCGGGTAGTTCCCCCTAAACACGTTGTCTTTCGTATGGAAATACGCCACCAGCCTGGTCTTTCGGCGCGGCTGCTTGAACCGAGGCACCCGCTGCGCCGTTCCGTTTTTGAGTGGCAGCAGCTCCGCTTCGACGTCCTCGATGGTCACGGCCCCGTCCAGGAAATCCGCCACCGTCGCGCTATACCCCTCTTTGGGGGTGAAACTGATCAGGTGGCATCCGTAATACACTAACGCAATCAGGGCAGGGGGGAGCGTTCCGCCCTCCTCGAGGATTCGGATTGCCTCGCGGATCCCTGACAGAAACGATTCCCGCTTGGTGTCCTCGGCCCGCGACAGCAACCGCTCGCGCACGGTGTCGCACGTCGCCTTCGGGATCAACTCGTCCGATGTCGCACACGTCAACTCAGCCCCCTGAAGTGTGCTGTCCTGCGATTTATAGAACTTGAAGTCCATCATGCCGCCAGCGCTGCATTCCGCACCCCGCCAGTCCTTCGCCTGCCAGCTCAAGGTGAATTGATTGCCAGTGAATCCGTTCCCCTCGCTATAACTGAAGTGGGTGGATTTGTCCTTTTTGTGTTTCCCGGTGCTGGTGTCCAGCTCCCTCGGCAGGAACCGGTGCACCCGCCTCTGCTGGATCCGCTTCGACGAGGTCTCGATCTCATGCAGCCCCCAGCACCACGCATTCGGGGTCCAGAAGAAATGCTGCACTAACCTTTTGGTGGCGAACTCCGTCTTGCCAGACCGGATCCCCCCCATCAGCAGCACCTCGAGCTGCACGCCGGGGTTTGCCAGGCGCATCTTCGCCACCCGCAGGTCCACCTGGTGCCAGAACGGTGGTTCGTATCCCGACCGCAACGGATCCTCTTCCTCCTGCTCGATGACTTTCCGGCGCGCCCCGATCATCCGCAGCAGCCGGTCGTACCCGACCACCTCCGATGCCTCCCCAATCCGGATGGTGCACTGCGTCATGTCGTAGGGCGCGGACCAATCAATGGCGATGGCTGGGTACACCGGGTGCTCCAGCTGGCCGGCGACGATTTTCTCGAGATGGTCGCGGAGGTCCATGGTCAGAATTCCTGCTCTGGTCCCATGTCGTCGTCCTGCACGGTCTTGCGGCGGGTCAGATCGTACAGCTTCACAGGGACTCCGCTTGAGCCCTTTCGACAGAACGGTTTCGTCATCTGATAGAGCACCGGGTTGAGGATGTCTGCGTGCAGTGAGATCGTGCACCAGACGTCGTCGCCCTTTGAGTGCTCGATCATAACGCCGATCTCGCGCATCTCCGGCGATGTCTTGCCAGTATTGTCGGTGTATTCACCGACTTGCATTTTGAGGATTTTTTTGATGTGTGCCATGGGATTAGATATCGAGGTCTTGTTCGGTTGGCTGCTGGATTTTCTGACGCTTGTCAGGATTATTGCTGTAGAGAGCGGGGGTGAGCGAGGCGAACCGCATGTGTACCCCATGGAACAGCATGGGGATTTCGACTGTGGGGACGTTCCTTCCCTTCAAGATCTCAAGCGTCGCCTGCGCTTCGTAGAACGACTGCCCATCCCACTCAGGTTCCTTGAGTGCCTCATGCGCCGGTTCCCGGTTCCGGAAACCCGCCTTTTTCTCCCACGACTCTTTTGCGTCCTCGCCTAACTTATCCCACTTTTTGTAGTAGGGGTCACGGTGCAAGGACATCAGGACGTCCGCATACTCTTCGATTGCCCCGGATTCCTTGAAATCTTTCATTGCCGGACGCGCCCCCGGATTATCGGCGGCAGACCGCCCAACCTGAGCCAGCCCCACAACGACGATGTTGTGGCGTTTCGCCAACCCCTTGAGCACACTGCACGCCTCCTCGATTGCCATCCGCTTCTCTTTCTGGTTCGCCTTCTCCGACGCTTTGATCAGCTGGATGTAATCGATGATGACGCATGGGGGACACAAATCCTGCGATTCCGGCGACCACCCGATGCGCCGCACCCACTGACCGATGACAGTCCTCAACTCCTGCGTCGTCGCCCCGTAGGAATCGTAGAATGTCAGCATGCCAGTCGCGACCGCAGCGAACTTTTCCGCCATCATCTGGATCTGCAGACCCGACTCCCGCACCTCGGTGTTGGTCACCGGATTGGCGGCCCCCGGATCCGTTCGTCCCTTCCTCGCCCACTTCGCCTGTAACCGCTCGACGGCGAGGTCGAAGATGCCCATCTTGATGTCTTCAGCCGACTTGCCCGCGCGATTCGCCAGAACCTCCTGCGCCGCTGCCCAGATCGCGCCCTCGCAATCGGAGAACATGCCAGTGCGGGCCTTGCTGAACTTGATCTCGCACCTCCCCAAGATCATTCTCTCCATGATCTGGGTATCTGACATTTCGAGTGTGATCATCAGAACCGGCACATTCCGCTTGTTCGCCGCGTCCAATGCGATCCCCTCAGCCAGACACGCACCAAGACTGGTTTTGCCCATCGCCGGTCGGGCTCCGATGACGACAAAGTCGTTTTTCTGAAATCCATTCACGACCCTATCAAGGTCCGCAAATCCTACAGCCAACCCGAGCGGTTGACCCCGATGCTTGTAACGCTCCGACGCCATCGCCGCCACCTCGGCGAGAGCGTCGCCACCACTCCTCAGACCCCGATGCGTCGTCATGGTGGTCAGTTGTAACCGCTCGGATCCAGCCATGACGTGCTCCATCACCGCTCGAAACTCCTCCTCGGTCTCCGCTCCGTCGTGCACCTTCTTCGCAGCGTCGTCCAGCAGCTCCAGAAACTCCCGCCGGCGCGCCTTGGCGCGGACCAGACGAGCGTATTCCCTGACATGCGTCGGGCTTGTGGATGCCTCCATCCACTCACCCAGCACCCCGATCTCCCGCTGCTCCAGCAGCTTCGCGTCCATCATGCGGACCGCCAGCGTGGTCATGTCCACAGGCTGGCCGGCGTTGACCATTTGGCGCATCAGATCGAACGCCTGCTGGTGGAGCTTGAAGCCAAAGTCACTCGACGTCACAAGCTCAACCGCCAACGGCACCGCATAGTCCGGCGACATCAGCATCGCCCCCAAAACCGCCCGCTCCCCCTGCATCGCTTCACTGATGCCACTCACGCCACCCCCCTCTCCCGTTTTTTGACCCACTGCCTGCATTCGAGCTGGACGTCAGCGATCTGCATCGCCCAGGGTTTTTCGGGCTCATGGTCGTACATAGCCTCGTAGGCTGCCTGCCATCCCTCCGGACCGTCGTCAGGCCCCGTCACCACCGGCGGCAGCGGATCTGCGTCGTCAGACGGCGGCGGCGAATCGCCGGGCCGGGTGCGGCGCAGCCAACCTTCCAGAAACCTCGCTCCTGGCTTTTTCCGCGAGCGGGAGGGGTGGTCGATGACCCACATCGCCGCCTCGCGGATGCACCCGGCGACGTTCAGCTGAGGGAACGCCTTCCGCCACTGCGTCAGCAGCTCCGCCGGCACATGGAACGAAGTCCCGTCCCACTCGACCGTCAGGGTCGCCCCGCCCCCCTTCTTCTTTTTGCCCAACGGATCGACGTCCAGAAGGACAGAGGTTCCCTCTGGTGCCTGCATGCGGGCGCTTGCGTCCGCACTGAGGGTTCCTTGAGGGTTCCTTGAGGGTTCTCTTTGGGTTCTATGAGGGTTTGGGTGACTCTGTGTCACCGGGGGGGTGACTCTGTGACACCCGGGGGGTGACTCTGTGACACCCGGGGGGTGACTCTGTGTCACCGGGGGGTGACTCTGTGTCACCGGTGACTCTGTGTCACCCCTCAGCGGCATCCGGGGGTGGACCACATAGGTAGGAGTCTGCCGTTCAAAACCACCTTCGACTGCGCCTGTCACACTGATGTGCCTTTCAGCCACCAGTCTTCTCAGGGCACGCTGCACGGTCCTATCGCAGAGTCGTGTCCGGCGACTGACGGAACCCACACTCGGCCAGCAGATGCCATCGTCATTCGCCTGATCAGCCAACGCCACCAGCACACTGATGTCGCTTGGGTCGGTCACGGTCGAGCCGTATGCCCTTGTGATGATGGCGTTGCTCATACTGGCAGGCGATTGATCAGGCGGCGGAAGAACCCAGGCTGCATGCGACGCAGCAGCCACTGGTAGCCACGCAGGCAGACGCGGGCGTCGACGTCGGCGGCATGGATTGCGGGGCGCTGCTGGCCCGAGAGGTCGGCGAGGGCGTCGAGGGATGAGCTGCCCGGCCCGATGATCCCTGCGCGGCGGGCCGCCAGCAGGGTCGCTTGTGAGCACTCCCATCGGTGCGCCAGCATGGGGGTCATCGCGAGGCGGCGATAGGCGGAGTCGAGGAAGGCGCGATCAAACCCGGCGTTGTGCGCGACCGGAGCCACACTGCCAACCGATCCGGGGCGCGCGTGAATCCAGACGCGGAAGTCGTTGAGGACCTGGGCGATGGGGGCCGCCCCGCTTTTTTTCCAGAGACCCCACTCATAGCCGTTCACTGCCACGGCCTCGGGCTCGATCGGAGCGTAGTCCGGCGGCAGCACCAGCCTGTAGAACGGCTGCTGGTTCCATTCTGGGTGAGCGGCAAACGACAGGATGGGATGCCGCGCGGGGTCCAGCCCGCCGGTTTCGATATCAATCGCGAGGAGATGAGAGGTCTGTAGGGATGAGGACATGTGTCAGGGAGTGAAGGTTGGGGAGATGCAGGTGAGCCCGCCGTCGGCGTTGACTCGGATGCGGAGGGTCTTGCCGACGGTGAGCCGGGCGGAGGCGCGCACGCGGACCGGGGTGGCGATTCCCTCGAGGTCGACGGCGACGAAGCAGGGATTGGGCATGAGGCGGCAGATGCGGGCGGACACCTCGATGGGTTGAGCTGGAGCAGGGGTCTCCGGTGCAGCCGGAGCCGCCCAGCCCAGTCGGCGCGCCGGATCCAGCGTCGCCGCCCCCACCCCCTCCTTTTCGCTCGCAGGAAGCCCCAGAAACGCGCGCAGCGCATCGACCCCGACCGGGAGCCATTCCACCCGTCCGCGTTCGTCCTGCGTCCAGTGGAGCCCCTCCTTGAGGTCGCGGCGGGCGGCGGCGATCACCCGGGGTGCGACCCCCAGCTGCCGGGCGAGGGTGTCATCAGCGGCAGCCACGCGCCCCCCCTTCCTTTTGCGATTTAATTTTCGGAAGGCGGATCCAATCTAATTGGCGGGCGGACGCGCGCGGCGCGACCCCCTCCCCCCCGGTCAATTGATAGGAAACAGGGGCGGAATTGATAGGGTTTCCCGGTTCGGCTGGGTGCCGACCGCCCGGGTTTCCGGGAGGAGTCGAGGTATAGCGGGCTGAATAGCGGTGGTGCATGTGTTGATAATCAACGGGTTAAGTGGGTAAGGCAGAACATTGCATATCTCCTGAGGTGCCTTTTGAGGGCTCAGCAGGCACCTCGATGACGGGGCCGGAGAGGGGGTGGCGGGCCGGTGGCTCGAGGGCGCTTGTTGCGGAGATTTCCGGCGAGCCGGTTCCCATTCCGCGCATTTGCGCGGCGAGGAACCGCCTGAACTCAGCCACCTCGGGATCCTCGACGACCTCGACTCGGCTGGTCGCACCGCCGCTCAGCAACTCCGCCTTGTCGATCAAGGCGCAGACCTCGATGGGGGAGACCTTGCCGGCCTTTGCGCGGTCGACGAGGGAGTCGAGGGAGAGGGTGACCACCGCACGCAGTTGGCGCAGCGTCCTTTCTTTATAAGGTGGGATAGAGCCATCCGACTCTCCCAGCCGTCCGATTTCGAGGATGGCGCGGATGTCGACCCCCAGAATCTCGGCTGTCATCTTCGAGGAGATCCCGTGCCCCAGCATTCGCTTGGCAGCAGCCACCAACTCAGGCTTGCGCGCCTGCAGTCGTTCGGCGGTGTAGACACCCCGCTGCTCGAGCTGCTCCGCCACATCGACCGGGAAGCCCAGTTCCGTCGTCTCCTCACTCATTCCTCGTCCTCCTCTGGTTTGGAAAAAGAGAGGGGGCGGGCGGGCACCTCCGGCGGACGACCCTCAGGGAGTTCCCAGTAGGCTGTTGCCGGGATCCTGACATGTCCGAGCACTCGGCGGTGCGGGATGGTGCCGAGGGCGACCAACTCGTAAATCCACTGAGCACTCAGACCGATCAGGTCGGCGAACTCCGAGACCTTGAGCAGCCGCGGCAGGTCCGGTCCTACCAATGCCCTGACGTCTCTCTCAGGGATCCTCCATTCCTTCCCCTGCTGGAATGCTCCTGGGAAAAATAAACGGGGGGAAAGGGCGCAGGCACGCTCCACGCGCGCCTCAGGGATCCCAAGGAGATCGGCGACCCGCTGCACATCCCACGCCAGAACAGCGCCAGAAGGGCGACCACGCCCCTTCTTGGCGGTGGTGCCTTCTGGCTGCTGTGCTGGCGTCGAGCGTGCCATCAGAAGTCCGAGTAGATAGGCAGCAGAATCACGACCTCGCCCCACTGGTGCGCCGTCAATCGCTGCAATCCCACTAGGCCCATGTCGACCCCTAAGGCCCATGGCAGGGAAGTTAGCCTGCCCCGGGGCGTGATAATCCAGAGACGCGGATTCATGCAATGCAGCGCAGGCAGTGAAGGTGGAAAAAGTCCTCGCGGATCAGGCTGTCGACGATCCAGTCGCGACGACGGGGGAGCCATTCGTTGATGTTCCGGACCAGCCAGGACCACTGGTCTCCTCGGTATGGCAGCGATCCCGGCCATAGCAGCCGGCGGATCACAGCGACCTCCCTGTTGCACGCTGCCATGCTGGATTGTCCAGACGGCTGTCGATGTCGTGCCGCATGCGACGATAGGCGCGCCGGATCCGGCGAGCCTCGGCACGTTCAAGGTGCCACCGCACACTGTCAGGGGTCTGGCGGTCTGCTGGCGTCGCAGCGACCACAGTGGCGGCCAGCGCACCGCACGCTCCATCAGCCAGCGGGGCCGAGTTGCCCTCGGGCGATGGCTCAGGCCGGCGCGAGCGATGGAAGAGCGCACGATTCAAGCCGATGGCGGCGATCCCCATCGATGCCGCTGCGAGGAAAGTTCCGACAGGATTCATGCTGCTGCCTCCTCACGTTGGGTGGCGGCTTCCAAGGGAACGACCGGTTGGTGGTCTCCAGAAGCGGTGCGGAGATTCTTGATCGCGTACCGAACCACCCCAGCCCGGGTGTTGCAGAGGGAGCCAGCCAGAAGGTCGAGGAACTCAACCTCCTGCTGGCTAAGTCGGAGAGTCATCATGATGGATTCTTCAGCCATAACGACGACATAAAACGACAACAAACTACTTGCAAGAAATATCTTGTAGTTTTATGTAGTCGTGCCATGGACTGCGAATGCCCAAAAAGAACAGCCAAGAGACAGTCGTGTTCTCTGCTCGGATCCCAAAAGCAGACCGCGATTGGCTTGTTGAAGTCGCTGCCACTTACGGCGTCGACGCCGTTCAAATCCTCAGATGGGCCTTGGATGCGATGCGGCAGTACATCGCCGCAAACAACGGGCGGGTGCACCTACCAATCGATTTCCGCGAACTCTGGCAGCAGGTCGAGGCGCGCGCCGCTGCTGAGCAGAAACGCAAAGGCGCGTAACGCGCACAATCATTCCCGGCCCCTGGCCAGGGAGCCGGAGCTGAACACCGACCGCATCCACCTCTTCGAGAGGTTCGGGGCGGTCGTGCCTTCGTGTCACAAAAACGCCTGATCGTCAAATGCGTCAGGCATCAGAATTCCCATGAGCACTCCCATATCACCACTCCATCCCGATGATGAACCGCCGAGCAATTGGCTGCTGGTCGTCGCCTTCATCGCCACCTTCTTGGCAGGGGTCATGGCTGCCACCGCATTCATGGTCGGCTCCGGAGCCTGCCGAGCGGAAGCCTCCAACCACGTCGAGCCATGACCGTCACCATTGACGAACTCCTCGCCGGCATCCGCAAGACGCGAGAGGGCATGTCCCTCTCCATGCTCCGCGACGGCGAGGCGATCTACCGGCGACTGCTGCCTCGGCACCAGGACAGGTACGACGACCTCAACATCGATGTCGTCTGGCTGACAGCCGACATGCCGCGCCTCCGCGGGCGCATCGAACGCGCCAACCGCAACGTCAAATCGGAGGATCCAGCATGAGCACGCCGGCCGAACTGTCATGGCGCGAAACCGCCTTCAAGATCTGCGCAGCCTGCGGCCGGACGTTCAGACCCACTCCCAAGCAAAAGCGGTCTCATTGGGATAGCGTCTGCAACTGCTCGCCGAAATGCGGGTCAGCTGCTCGCCGCAATCGAGTCGTCGGAGATCTCGACCCCGCGGAGCAGCACACACCTGGCGCGAGGCTCCGGTGGCTCCGCTTGTCCACATCAGCCTGCGGCCGGAAACAGCCCATCGCTCAGGAGGCGATGGCGCGGGCATGCCAGATGAGCCGGAAGTCGTTGGCGAGCATTGAGCAGGGTCAGGCCAGCGTCTGGGGCACGCCGGCGGACATTGACAGGCTGTGCGACTACCTGCGCATAAACCCCAAACTGCTGCGGATCCCGACGGAGCAGTGGGTCAAAATCATCACCGATACGACCCTCACTGCGCGCGAAATGCAAGCCTCTAGCGGATCCAAATCCGACGTCGCCACCGTGGTCAAACTCTCCCTCAAATCATCATGAGTAAAAACCCGCCAAGCAGTTTCGACATTGTGCCGGGATTATCATTATCCGAACGCCCACGCACTCCCGCGGAGAACGGACAGACGGTGATGTACGTTCCCCTCGACTGCGTTGCCATGATTCGGCTCCCGATCCCGCTTCCGGCATTCGCGATCTTCGCCAAAGCAGTGGAGCAGGCAGCCCCGGGGTGCGTTGTGACGCAGCATGGGGAATTCTTTCTGGCGTTGAGGAATCCACAGAAGGAGGGCGCGTGAGTGCGAACTTCGACACCGATTACATGGACGACGTCGTCTGCCCATGGTGCGGCGCTGAGCATGAAGTCTGCGAAGACTGGGGGTGGAATGTACACAACGAAGTGGAAACCCAGTGCGTGGAATGCGGGCAGTCCTTCAAAGCGACTGCGCATTACTCCGTCAGCTACAGCACTAAGAAGTCGAATGCCGGAGAGGAGGGCGCGTGAGCGTGGAGCTTGACCAGCAGATTGAGCTGATGAAGTGGACGGCAAGGCGCAGGAAGGCTAACGCAAGAGAGTGGATGCAAGCGATGGTCGGCGATGCGGATTTGATGCCATCCCGCGGGCCGATTCTGCCGAACGGTCGTTACTGCCAGCGATGGAGCCAATGGGAAGCGGCGCGGAAACGGCACCGCGGACTGGGGCGGCTGATCGCTGGGCTGATCGCGCTGCGGCGGCAGTTTAGAGAGGAGGGCGCGTGAAGCCGAAAAAGAAGAAGGCGAAGCCCGCCTCTGGCAAGTGCAAGACCTGCGCCGGCCGCGGCTGGCTCACCTCCGGCGTCGGGCACTACGGTGAGCAGGAGGGTGGGTGCAAGGATGTGCTGGCACGATGCAATCACTGTCTGGGGTTGGGGTATCTTGAGCCGGAAGGGGGGAATCCATGAACGACTACTGGAACGACCCGCCCGATGACCTCGAGCCGCCGGAATGCTGCGGCGAATACATGGATGTCTGTGAAGGCACCGGGATAGCGACCTGCGCCACCTGCAGCCGGCGCATTGAGCCGGAGCCCGACATCGAGCCCGTGCTGGATGAACTGCCGGATGACTTCGCCGACATGGACCTTCGAGCATGGCAACTGATGATCAACAACCCCAGCAGCACCTGCGGAGCCATCGTGGAGATGATGACAGCCGAGTTCGGTGCCGAGCGTGTCGCCGCCCACGCACAGCACTGCCGCGAACGCAACGCCCGCCTGAACCCTTTATGAGCACCTCGCCATCACCATCATTGGCAGCCTCTCCGCACGCAGCACTGCCTTGCCCATTTTGCGGAGGCAGGGACATCCGCTTCACCCCACACGGTCCGATGTACGTTACCGTGTTTACCGGGCTCAGAGACCGGCTGATTCCAAACCCGGACATCGTCTGGTCGATGTGCTGCTATCAATGCGGAGCAACCTTCCCGAACCGCCGATCCCGGACCGCTCTGCTTGACTGCTGGAATCGCCGCCCGCCAGCTGAATCAACGCCAGCCACCAGCATCAACCCGTCATGAATCCCTTCATCACCACCCCATCACCACCTCCTATGACACCCTCCGGGGTCGAGGGATACCTCTGCACCCTCCTCGCCGACATGGATGGTTTGGCGAACGGCAAAGCGATGCTCGCAGCGCATCAGCTGGACCGCGAGGCTGTCGACGACGTCGTCGGTCGCATGCGTGCCGACATTGCGTCCCGCCAGGCATACGGCAGAGCGAAATACCCGACCGACCTCATCGACAACCCGGCACCGTTTCGCGAGCGCATCGATCACGCCTATCAGGAGGCACTCGATCTCGCGGTCTACCTGACGTGGGCACTGATCTACCTCGGACAGTGTCGCCACCTGCTGCAGTGGCGCATTCACATCGAGCCGATGCAGATCCGCGCAATGCACGCCGCTATCGATCTCCGAGTCCTGCTGGACCTCTTCTCCGCCCCCAACCCAACCGAACCACCACCACCATGAGTACTGATCTCCACTGGGCTCAGATCATGGCTCGCGAGGCAAAGAACCGACTGATGGTCATGCCGTCCAATAACTCTAGCGCCATCGTGCACTACTGGGCTGGCCGGTATAGTGGGCGCATTGGCTGGCTGATCGGCCCGACCGCCATGGGCAAGACCAAGCTGCGACCGTGGATGCAGTTTGCGCTCGATAATGACGCCTTCGCGAGCTGGACGTCCGGTCGAGCATGGGACGAACGCGCATGGCTTGCCATGTTGGCTGCCGTGCGTGCTCACGGAATGGCTCCCCGATGGGTCTTGGTGCCGGATGTTGTGGCGGATCGTGCGGCTACCTTAGCAAAGTGGCATCAATATGCGCCGGTCGCGGCGCGCTACGGCTGGCCCCTCGCCATTGCGGTGCAGGACGGCATGACTCCCGCCGACATCCCACGGGATGCCAACGTGATCTTCGTCGGCGGCACAACAGAATGGAAATGGCGTTCGCTCCCGATGTGGGCGAAGACCGGGCGGAGAGTCCATGTGGGAAGGGTCAATGAGGTCGACCGCCTCCAGATCTGCGAGCGGTGGCACGTCGAATCGGTGGACGGCACAGGATGGATGAAAGGCACCGAATCGGGCCGCCAGGCCAAAGCGCTCGCACAATGGCTCGAAGGCTCAATCCCCCCGCAGGCTGAGCTGGCAATTCCCGCGTAATCAACATCAACTGACATGACCATGACCGGACCCGATACAGACCCTGCTGCGCCGCCGCTTGTAGTCGCCTATGGAGGCGGCTTGAACAGCACTGCGATGCTGGTGGGTTTTCGTGAACGCGGCATCACGCCGCATTTGATCCTGTTTGCGGACACCGGCGCAGAACGACCGGAGACCTATGCTCACGCCCAACAGATGAGCGCAATGACTCAACTGTGGTGGGGTCTTGAAATCGAGACGGTGCACGGCACCTTCAAAGGCAAGCCCGAAGGACTGGTCGATGCGTGCCTGCGAAACAACGTGATGCCGTCGTTGGCTTATGCTGGGCGGAAAGGGTGCTCAGTCAGGCACAAGATCCGACCCCAGAACAAGCGACTGAAGCAATGGATGCGGGAGCGGCAGGTCGCCGTCGTCACAAAGGCAATCGGTTACGATGCCAACGAAGGGCATCGTGCTCTCAAGAAGCATGACGAAACATTAGCCAAAGGGATGTCGACCGTGTTTTGGTATCCTCTGGTTGAATGGGGTTGGCGGCGCGCCGATTGCGCCGCTGCAATTGCGGCAGCCGGGCTGCCAGTCCCGGGCAAGTCGGCGTGCTTCATGTGCCCCGCGTCCAAGCGGTCCGAAGTGCTCCTGCTGCGTCAGAATCACCCGGCCCTGTTTGAAACAGCGCTCGAAATTGAACGACGCTCACAGCCCACGAATTGGGTCAAACGAGGATTAGGCGGCGAGGGTAATCTCTGGGCGGACTGGGTGAGCCATGAGGACGACTCCCCATGGCTCGACCTCGAGCCCGTGCACGTTCCCTGCGGCTGCGTCGATTAGACCCTCTCCAGCGGGTTGACCGAAGGGACGTGGGCGAGCGGCACCGCATAGTGCGACTCTGTGACATCGCTGGACGCATGGCGTGCACCGTGCCGCGCCGCCTCCTTCCCGTGCGCCGCATAGAGCATGGAAACGTACAGCTTTCTGAATGCGTACCAAGTGTCCTTGCCCTCCGGAATCCATTGGCGGAGCCGGGTACTGTAGATGCGCTCCATCAGCTTGTCTCGGGTGGACACAGCCTTGCCAGGCGCGAACAGGTGCTGCCCTTCGCCGGCTTGCAGGAGAACCTCCGCCACCTCCGCCGGCACCGAGTACTGAGCATTGACCGCCCGCGCGCGTGCCTTCTGGCTAAACTGCTCGTCCTGCCGATTACGGATGTGGAGCATGTACTCGCCGTCTTCCTGTCGCTCGATCCAGTTGGTGCGCGCGGCCAGCACCTCGATGGGACGGAGACCGTATCGGCTGGTGAGCTGGACAGCCACCCACCAGTCGCGATCCCCAGTCGCCAGCGCTTCCTCGGCCGAGGCGTAGATCGCCGCCACCACCGACCTGTCCAGAGCCTGGTGCTGGCCCCGCGCCGCCACCAGACCCTTCGACTGCGTGAACGTCAGCGCCGGCAGTTCCAGCCCGCGCAGGTAATGCGTGCGAGAGGTCTCGCCAATGAGCGCTCGCACCTTCGTCAACAACCCATTGATGGTGTAGTTCCCCGGGCTCGCGACGTTGCGGGGTGGCGCGGCCAGCTGGCCAGCCTTCAGCGCCGCCCGCAACTGCTCCCACGACCGTGGAGACGGCAGCCCACGCTCAGCATTGTGATGCCACCTCAAAGTCATCCAGTCGACCGCCAGCTGCAGAGTGAGCACGGTGACCGGCAGCCTCCGGGCAGCCGCCTGCTCCACCCCCAGCGCTTCCCGCAGAATGATCCAAAGCCCCGCCACATAGTCCAACTGGTAGCCCCCCTTGGGGATGTTGGCGGCGAAGGTGTCGACCAGCCGCCCGATGGTGCAATCCACCCTCCGCGCAGTCACCCGCTCCAACTCCTCGATGCGCCCTTCGTGCCACAGCTTCCCCATCGCCTTCAGTTTGGCGTCAGCCCACTGACGGACCGGACCGATGCAGCGGCACCGCTCCCGGGTGGCGGTGGGGTTGCTCGGCTCCGCGAGGCACAGGTCGCAGATCCCCAGCCGGCTTGACTCTACCTTCACCGACTGCCCCGGAATCCGAAACCGCACCACCCAGCACGGCTCGAACTCAGGCTGCTCGGTTTTCCAGCGGGCTCGCGACTTGGGCTGGCGGACGATGGCGTAGGATCCAATATTCATTGTGGTAGTGCTGTGCTGCACGCTATACCTGCGCCGTCACAGATCGCAACAGAAACCACCAGAAGAATAAATACCCGAGAATCCGCTCAATCCATTGAGATTCCAACAATCACGCCCGCAATTCATTCAGATTCAGGCACCTCACAAATCATTCGTCACAGGATGGAGAATGTTGTCGTGTGGCGCGGAAGTGCCTTGATGCTGAAGGGGTTGCGATTGTGGCGTGGAATCCTATACCAGATGCTATTCAGCGACTCCCAACCGTCCGCACCCGGTTCCGCTGGCGCGGGTCGGGCTCGATTGACCGGATGACGGTCGGTAGCGCCGAGTCCCTGAACTCTTTGTACACGACCCCCGGGGGAACCCCGAGCACCTTTGCATCTGCCCGAAACCTCTCCACCTCAGCCCTCAGCTTTGCAAGCTGCGCGTTTGCCTCCTCGATGGACCTTTGGGCGGCACCCGGCAGGTTGATGCCGAGGTCTTTGTTCGCCTGGCTGCGGATGTCCTGATACTGGCTCGCGAATTCCCTGAGGCGGTTCTGAACGAGTTGCGGCCAGGTGCGAGAAAACGCACGCACGCCAGCCAATCGAGCACCCTCCTCACCCCAGCTGAACGACCGCCCCTTCCGCTCAGCGCCGCGGGTGGCGTAGACCAGTCGCTCGACCTTGTCCGCATACCCGGGGTCGAGCATCACCTTGGCTGCGGCATCGACACGCTCAGCCGCCCCGGCGATCCCGGGCCGGTAGGAGAGTTGGCGGCCGGCGGCATCATACCCCGACACCGCAGCCACCACCGGCGACAGGTTGACGGAGCCGCCCGCGAACTGCTGCAGTGCCTGCGCCACCAGCCGCCCAGCGGCATCGGCGGGATCCTCGCCGGACTGCGCCGCCACCACCAGTTCCGCCATGGTCCCGGGAGGGAGTAAGTAGCTGGGGTTGAAGTACTGCACGCCACGCTCGTCATACCGCACGAACTCGAGCTGTGCGCCGCGTTCCCATGGTGCAGCAAACTGCCTGCGGAATGCGCGCGACCGCTCGTCGTCGTCGGGAACCCCGCCGAGCAACCCTATCAATTTGCCCAGCCCGCCGAACGCCAGCGCAGACACCGACCCCATGCCTGCCAGTCGCGCCATTCCGCGCCGCCGGAGTGCGGGGTTCCGGCTGCCCATCTCCTGACCGATGTACCGGATGTTCCAGATGAAGTTTCGATACACCTCAAACTGGAAGGCGACGAACGACCCTAGCACCCCGATGCGGCTGAGGTCTCTGATGGCTGCTGGCAGTTTGCCGTAATCAGGGAACGTGTTGCGAGTCCGCTCCGCCGCCCAGTCAAAGGCATCCGGCCCCCGCAGACCCGACGCCATCGCCGCCTCATAGTTACCCATGAATCCGGTCAATCGCGCGAGGGTGTCAGGGGTTTGCATGACGACCTTGGCGATTGCCTGATTCACGGCATTGATCCGCTGCTGCCCCACCGCCGCACCGACCGCGGCACCGACCGCGGCACCGACGGCGCGCCCGGGTAGCCCAAACCCTCGACCAAGGGCCTGACCAATCCACGCCAGTTCAGCCGCACCCATCGCCCGGTTCGCCGCCGCGTCCCGCTCAATCCATTGCAGCATCGCCCGGGGGATGGTCGCCTGCAGATCGCCCAGCGACAGAGTATTGCCGATTACTCCACTAGCCACTAGCCGCGCAGCCATCTGCCGCTGCCCATCGAGCACCGCCTGCGCAGCGAGGTTGGTGGCACTGACCCGACCCGCGGCGTCGACCCGCGACAGACCCACCGCCTGACGGAACCGGCGGAGCATGTTGCCGTAGAACGGATCCCCCGACGCCACGACCGACACCACGCCGCCGAACACGTTGACCAGCCATGAGTCCGGGTTCAGCGCCACCCTGTTCATCTTCGCGCGATGAGCCAGCCACGTCAGCGACCGCCCAGCCAACCCCCAGAAGTCCGTCCCCGACATCACGCCGCCGTCTGCCGAGCGCATAGCGGCGAGCAGCTGAGGAGTCGTCCAGAGCCCAGCCAGCGGCGACCACGCCTCACCGGCCGGGATCTGCTCAGTGTAGACACCACCCCTCGCAGTGCGGAACAGATTGGCAGCCAGACCGATTCGACGAATTGTGTGCTGCCCTTCGTGCCGCGCGAGGAACTGCGCTTGGAACGACGTCGACTGAGCGAAGCGGTGAATGGGATTGGTCTCCTCTCCCATCAACGCTCTGATCTCCGGATCGATGGTGCTCCGCCGGATCAGAGACGTCACGTTCTTCCTGACAGCACTGCCCCCAGCGATTGCCTGCCCTACCACATCCCGGTCCATCAGATCCCGCATCGTCGCCTCGATCTCGTCTGCCGTAGCCGCCGGATCCTGCGCGCGCAGCAGTCGGCGAGCATCTCGGAGGATTGCGCCAGCCGGCCGCCCGCCGACCTGCTGATTGCGCGCGGCAGCCGCCACCAGATTATCGTAATTCCACCCGCTCTCCGGATCAAACGCGGCGTAACTGCGGCGCATCCATGTCCCGAGGTTTGTCAGGATTCCCTGACTCATCGGGCCGGTCGGCAGCGTGTTGGCGATTGCCTGCGACAGATCGTCGACCATGTGCCGCGCGCGCCGCGCATACTCTGCCAGGGTTGGATCCAGCGTACGCAGCGCAGCACCGGCACCGGCGACCCCGTCGAGGACGTCACTGATCCGCTGCTGCACATTTGCCAGGGGCATCCTTGTGCGCGCCGCAGTCCGCTCAGCAGCCACCGCCATCTCGCGACCGATCTGCGCCGCCGTCTGCATTACCGCCTGCTTCGACCGGTCCGTTGCCTCAACCGATTCGACGAGCACGCGAGGCAGGGGACTGCCGGTCAGCAGAGCACGGGTGGCGAGGTCGTTGACTCGGAACGCCTGACCAGCACGGTGCCGGATCCGGGTGCCGCCGAGCGATGCCAGTGGCTGACCGCTGAGGGCGCTCCGCCGGCGCATGTATTGCGCCATCTCCTCCCGCGCGGCAGCCTCGATCTGCTCGTCGGTGACGCCGGGCTGTATTCTCCATGCGCCGTCGCCGTCGCGGGCGCGAGCCATTGCCCCAAAGGTTGGAAAGTCCTCGCTGGGACTGAATCCGGGGGTGGGATTGTTCCAGGCAATCCAGTTGAGCAGCAGCTGCTCGCCCGGCCCGGGGGAGAACTCATCGATGTCGCGCGTCTCTTCACTGTCGGGGGTTTCCTGACTCTCCCCCTCCAGATAATCGATGCCACCGTCCATGAGGTCGAGCAGGGTCTCCAGCTCAGCCTCCAGATCCTCGACGCCATCCGTCTGACCCTCCGCGTACATCTGGTCGATCCTGTCGGCGAGTCCCTTGGCTGTAGCCAGTGGCTCCGGGTCGACGAGTATTCCCTGCGTCGATCCCGTGCCCGACATCCGGAAGATGCCGCCCACCGAACCTCGCCGCACAGGCATCGATGCGAGCGGCGCGCCCGCACCAGCCCCACCTGCTCGCCTGGCGTTTCGGCTGACCTCGAGTTCCTTGAGTTCCTTCTTCTGCCGGCGGACTCCGGCGTCGTAATCGCCGACCTTCTTCCCGTCGGTCTGTGAATACAAACCAGATCCATCCTCATCCAGCACCATGAACACGACATCTGGCTCTCCGTTGTTGTACCGCCTGAACGCAGCCTTGTCCCAGTCGTCTTCCTTCTTCTCCTCGTTCCACCCCATTTTGGCAACCGCACGGAAACCGTGGGCGGCGTAGTAATCCGGCAGTATGGTCTCAAAAGCATGAAGTCGTCGACCGCCGGCCGCAATAGCCGCCTCCATCCCCGCGCGCCCTCGCCCTCCCGCACTGAACACAGACACGATCTCGTCCTTCCTGAGCGCAAACCCAGCTTTCCCGTCCTTCGTCACGAACATTCGCATGTCCGCGTATTCCTGCTGAGGATAGACATACACCGCAGCACCATACTTCGATGATGCTTTGACCGCCGAAATCAGCCCGCCAAATACCGCCGCGCTCTGCTGGCTTTTCTCCAGTTCGTAAAACTCCGGCACCTCAATGCGTTCCCCTGACGATTTCAGGACACGCTTGAGGTTTTTCCCTGCCACCCACTCCCCGACATACCGAACACCCAGTCCCTTCAGAACCCGTGTTCTTCCGCCATCTCCTCGATCTCCTTGTCGGTAAGACCAGGATTCCTTGCCTTGAGCGCTGCCAGTGGATTGTAATCTACGGGAGCCCCGAATTCGTCGAAGCGCTGCGAACTGTCGGAACTGCCGCCTTTCGCTTTCAGTAAAGCCTCGAGCCGTTGCCTGCTGCCTGCTGCGAGACCCTTCTTGCCCCGCATCCTGCGAGCCATCTCCTGATCGTGTTGCTGTTGAGCGTCCATTGTCGTCGGAGGTTAAGAGTGCTGTTCTGAGAGCCTTTTTGATGCGAGCCTCCGACACACCGGCCGCCCGCGCTACCTGTATCGCAGCGTTGGCGTAGTCCGGTGCCTCGTCGTCCTCGTAGCCCGAATCATCGGAGTCATCGGTCACCTTTGCAATCTCATAAATCCGCTTCTCCGCGTACCACAGCACCGCCTGCAGGTCAGCCATGGTCAACCCTTTGAACCTCGGGTCAGATTCCCGGATATTATCGAGGATGGATTGAAACACTCGCCTGATCTCGTTCCGTTCGCCTGGCCCTTGAGGTGCCTCCTTCTGCCCATCAAGATGCTTCGCGAGGCTATTCGCCGCCAGTCGCATCTCGTCACCCTGAGGGGTGGATGAGATACTGTTGCGCAGATTCACCTTCTGCGATGCCTTGTTGATTGCGACCGCAAGCGCATCCGGATCCGTTGGCAACTGATTCAGATTGAGCGCTGCCTTCAGGTTCTCCATCGTTCGAGAGTCAGCCGATGCTGCCTCCATCGCCGCCCCTATTCTGATGCGCGCCTCTTCGATCAACGCCTCGTTCCGGACAATCAGAGATCCGGTCCACCGACCCCATGTCCGCACCAGCCAGCGATCCATCGTGAGCGCATCGAACTTCCCGTACAGGTTTGAGAAGAATCCGTTGCCGATCTTGGGTCCGAGGATCGCCGCGCCTCGCACTATTGTCTCAACCCACTCTCCTCCGGGTTTTATGTCCTCATCAATTGCGATAATCTGCCCGACAGTAAAGTCGCTGAGCATGAACCGCATCAGATTATCAATACCCCACTGGTCTACTAACTGATTGTAAAGGCTGAGTGCGTCATTGATGGCGGCAGCAGCCTGCCCGGCACCTGCGTTAGTCGGCATTTTGCCGGTCTCCTTGAACTGCCGATAGACCTTCTCAGCCATCTCAAAATTTTTGTTCACCTTCATCCCGTTGGATGTAACCGCCACAGCCCAGATGAACGCGAACCTCGCCCGCGGGTTGGTCTTGATCTCCGGATGCACAAGCGACACCACCTCCAAAGCTTGCCTGGTCTTAATGTCGTACCACCCCACAGCATTCGGGTTCTGCTGCAGCGCACGCAGCGCATCCTGCGTGCCGACCTGCGTCAGGTACTCGAACCGGGAATCCCCGGGGGTGGAGATGGCGCGCATGACGTCTACGCCGGCGACGGTCGCCAATGACGTCTGCATCGTCACCTTCAGCTCGCGGCCTTTGGCCCACTTCTGCGACCCCGCAATCCTCAGCGCCGAATCAATCCCAGCCACCTGAACGGCACCGGCGAACCCACTGTCTGCCGGCACTCCAAACACCAGAGGCTGCGATGCCAGCGGGGCACCTTCCTCTGCGGCCTTTGCCGCCTCAAATGCGCTCAGCCTCGATTGGACTTGAGCGACAAGCTGATTGGCCCTGGCTGCCCGACCTTGATCTCCCGCAAATGCATTTCCGGCGGCAGCCCTTCGTTGACTCCCTTCAATAATTGCTCGGTAGTCTGAGTCGAAGACGAGTTCAAACCTGCCTTTCTTGAGACCCGGACCCTTTCCTCGTTCGCCTGCAGCACCTGCGCCAGATTCAATGTAGCCAGCCGCGCGATTTCCCTCGATGAACTGTCTGATTCCATCATTCACGGTGGCATCCGGATCCGAGACCGCAATTGAAAACTCGCGGGTGGCAGGGTCGTAGGTGAACCCCTGCCTGCCCGACTTGTCGAAGACATCTGCGATGCGCCGGGCCGAATCGTCTGAGGTCGCAGTGAACGTGAACATCGCATCGGCACCATCGCCATCATCCTGCCACAGCAGCACTGCGTTCTGCACGTCTGGAGCGCCCGCGCCGACTAAGGCGGCGATGGTTCTGGCTACGTCCCAGTCGTCCGTCTGAAGGGCGACCGTCTCG